CAAAGCGCTATGAGTGGTTTTCGTCTATGACCCCATACGAACGCGCTCGGGAGATATACGTTAAAGAGTATTGCGCTAGATCATTTGATCTCGACCTGTCCCTGCACTTTCAAAACGGCTGGGTGATCAATACACCCTCACTATTCGTAATGGGTCGGGATGTTATAAAGGACGCACCACCGCAGTTGATTATAGACCCTAACTTTATATTTCCCTATGGGCAAACTGACTGCTGGCACATCTACCTTCTGTCGGGAGATATGCAGGAAGCCTTTTCATATATGCCTTGGAACCTCAAGTGGGTATCGTTTGAGCGTAACAATGACTTGCGTTTTTTTGATTTAACTAGGATACGCAATAGAACTCTTAACTAGTAAAGCCGAATGCATCATTTACCATTTTTAAAGTACGGGATTTTTAAGCATATGTTCTTGTTTAAGGGCGGTGGCGGCGGCGGTTTAACCGCTTCGTCCTCTGCTCCACCTCCAACTACACAGAGCGTGGAGATTCAACAGGCTCAGCGCGATGTTCGCAAGCAAGCTGGCAAGCGCATGGGTATGTCTAACACTGTACTAGCCGGTGAGACTGGTGGATATAACGGAACCGAGACGGCAACGCTTGGATCAACCGGCGCAACAGCGCCTGCAACGCAAACGAATGCTAGTCGTAGTACTACTACTGTACTAGGTGGATCAGCGCCTGTATCAACAGCGCCGATTCCAGTTGGCCGTGGCGGCGGCGGTACTCCAGCAATGGCTAGCAATAACTTTACGCAGCCCGATATTACCAAGCTTACGCGCAAACCTCGCGGCGGCTATATGCAATAACATGGAAAACACTCTCGCTCAGAATATCATCAAACGACATGCTGCCTTAAAAGCTGAACGCAGCAATTGGGACGTACTCTGGGACGATGTAGCTCGCTATGTAATTCCCCGCAAAGGAAACATTCTGACCAAAAACACCTCTGGTCAGGAGCAAATGACTGAAATTTATGATACCACTGCTGAACAAGCAGCGCAGGTATTTGCTGCCGGTCTAGTATCGCAGCTTACTCCACCGAGCGAGCCGTGGTTTCGGTATGAACCTAGCGACCCAAAAGCATCTCCAGAGTTTCGTGCTTGGCTCGAGCAAGCAACTCAAACTGCACTACAGGCTGTATATGCATCTAATTTTTACTTAGCGATCCACGAAGATTTTATGGACGCAGGTGCGTTTGCTACTTCCTGTATGTACATCGAGGAAGGCACTAAGCGTCCTCTTAACTTTGTTAATATTCCTGTTGGCACATTCAGCATCGGCGAAGACAACGAAGGCTTTGTTGATACAGTGTATCGCGATTGGCAATGGAGTGCTAAACAGATCGAGCAGCAATGGCCCGATATTCCGCTGCCAAAAGTTGTAGCTGATGCGTTGGCTAGCTCTGATCCTAAGAGTTGGGATAAGAAGTACACTGTCATTCATGCATGCTATCCACGCCGTAAAGGTTCGTGGAAAGAAGGAATCGTTGAGGGCAAACTGCGCGAATACGCTTCATGCTATGTGCTGAAGGAAGCGTCTGAGCTGATTGAAGAGTCTGGTTTCTATGAGAAGCCTTACTCTGTGTCGCGTTTACTGCGTTCGAACAACGAGGTATATGGTCGAGGCCCAGCGCTACAGTGCATGCCCGAGATCAAAGTGCTTAACCGAGCCGTGCTAGACCTTACCTTAGCCATTGAGAAAGGCGTAAACCCGTCTTGGCTGATGCCAGAAGACGCAGCATACCGGCCAGACAATCGGCCTAATGGCATTACATATTGGGATGCAACTAACCCAAACAACAAACCAGAGCGAATGGTTGATTCTAGCCGTATTGATTGGGGTCAAGAATTTTGCACCCAGAAACGCGCCAGCATTAGCAAAGCATTCTTTGTCGATATGTTTCAAATGCTTAGCTCTCCCGATATTCAGACCAAGCAAATGACAGCTCGGGAAGTTGCTGAGCGTGTGCGTGAGAAGCTTGTTTTGTTTAGCCCACTGTTTGCGCGTATGGTTCAGGAAAAGCTCAACCCCATGCTTGAGCGCGTTTTCAATATCATGCTGCGTCAGGGTAAGTTTGGAGATGTTCCTCCAGAGTTAGCTGCTGGTGCTGAATACGAGATCGCATACACATCCAAAATTGCTCTGGCACTCAAGGCTGCTAATGACGCTGCATTGCTGGAGGTTGTCGATATCGCTGCTCTAGTTGCCCCATACGACAGCTCTGTTTCGATGGTAATCAAATGGCGGCAGGCTTTCCGCAAAGTGTCGCTTAATCGCGGCATGAATGTGGAAGACATGCGTACTGATAAAGAAATCGATGACATGGTTGAGAAGGCGCAAGCCGAGCGGCAGGCTCAAGAAGGCGCAGAAATGATGAATCAGGCGGCTGGAGCTGTACAAAAGCTTGGGCCAAATGCTCAGGCTGCTGCACTTAAACAACTCGGCGTTCAAGGATGACGAAACAAAACAGGGAGGCTGATAATAAGGTGCTGGAAAGGAAACAGCGCGACGAACAACTACGTCTAGACTACAAGTTGTTTTTTCAATCTGATCGCGGCAAAAAGATTATGGACGACCTAAAGCAACGCTTTGGTTGGACTGGAGAGATTGAGCGTGCTTCTGCCGTGGTTGGTATGCGAAACGAAGAGGTCTGGCTGCGCGAAGGCATGAAGCAGCCGATCCGACACATTTTGTCTATGATGACATTAGAACAAGATACGCAACCCAAGGCAACAGAAGCACAACATGAATAAAATACAGTTCGAGCAGATCGGAACCATGCTGTTTCGTAATAAGGAACAGATTGGAACCTGTATCAACGGCAGCGTTGATTATGTAAAGGGCATGGAGAAATACCGTGTCCCCGTAGGTAAATGGCTAAAAAGTCAGAAACCTATTAACGCTGGCCCATATGATGAAGAAACTGATGACGACGAAGAAACAAATCCTATGGAAGATAACGCAGTTAAATTGCCAGCAACCCTAAATGATAAACCCTATTGTGACCCAGTGTTAGGTTGGATTCGTGCATAAATTTTTATGAAAAACTTTTTTAAATTCTATGAATTTTTCTCTATTCCGTTTGCCCTCATGGCAGATGGGAACGGTAGCGGTGGTGGTAGTCCCACTACTTCTGGTTCAGGTCTTGGCGGTATTGCTACTAGTGGCGCTACCGCTGCTGGTGCTGCTAACAGCTCGGCTGATCCTGCTGCTACTCCAGTCGCCTCTGCGGCGGCTGTCCCGTCTGCTGACTTCCGCACCTACGTCAACGCAGACGGTACAATCGCAAACCCTGATGGCTTCTTTGGCAATGAGTCCACGCACTTATCGAAGCGCTTTACTTCCTCGCAGGCACTCGCAAAGTCCTACGTCTCGCTCGAGCGTCAGCTCAGCAACAGCAACAAAGTCGCGGTTCCAAATGAGAACAGCACCGACGAAGAATGGAATGCGTTTTTTGCCAAAGCTGGGCGACCAGACAAACCAGAGGGATATGAATTAGTCGCTCCAGAGGGTGTCGCAAAGCAGGTCTGGAACGAACAAGAGGTAAAAGACTTTAGTGGGCTTGCCCACAAACTGGGTCTAAGCAAGAAATCAGCTAATGCATTGGTGTCATGGCAGGCTGAGCGTCTTGGCAAAGCATACGAGGCTCAAACCCAGATGGCAGAGCAGGCTAAGATTCAGACTGTTGACTCGCTCAAAAAAGAATGGGGTGGCGATTTTGACAAAAACGTCGAGTTAGCCAAAAAAGCAGCACAAACATTTGGTGGCGATGAACTTCTGAATCATCCGCTATCAAATGATCCTGCTTTTATTAAGGCAATGGCTAAAGCTGGTGCGTCTATCTCTGAAGACAAACTGGCCGGTGGCAGAGGCTCTGCAAATGCGGCTTCTGATCCTTCTTCTGTACGCGAAGAGATCGGCCAGATCATGTCTGATCGCAGCAATCCGTATTGGTTGCCAAAGCATCCAAATCATGCTTTAGCAGTATCTCAGGTTAAACGGCTCTACGAAAAATTACATCCTGCGAGCTAATTAATAACTGAAGCAGTTAGCTAAATTAAGCCCTCCGTCACTGGGGGGCTTTTTTGCTTGCATGTGTCTGAATGTAAATACATACGGAAAACGTAGCGAGATGACTGGGAACGCGAAAGCGCCATGATGTCTGCTACCTCTTACGGCAGTGCCTCATTTCGAGGGAACACGGAACGCCGCTGGGTAATACTCATACAACTTAGGAGACATTATTATGTCATTTCAGATTACTACCGCTTTTGTTGAGCAGTACTCGGCGAACGTCGAGCATCTCGCACAGCAAATGGAAAGCCGTTTCGACGGCAAGATTCGTGAGGAATCGCAAACCGGCAAGACGAAATTCTTCGAGCAACTCGGAGCTACGACTGCTGTTAAGCGCACTTCCCGCCATGGCGACACTCCTCGTGTCGACTCTAACCACCAACGCCGCGCCAGCTACTTGAACGATTACGATTGGGCCGACCTCATCGACAGTCTCGATGACGTTAAGATGCTCATCGATCCAAAATCGTCTTATAGCCAGTCTGCTGCTATGGCGATGAACCGCGCCAAAGACCAAGAGGTTATTGCTGCGGCTACGGGCGATGCTTATGCTGATGTTGGCGGCGGCTCGGGCGCTGTCTCGGCTGTTGCTCTGCCTTCTAGTCAGAAGGTTGCTGTCGATTATGTCGCCAGTGGCTCTGCTGCCAACTCTGGCCTGACCCTTGCTAAACTCATTAAGTCGAAAGACATTCTGGGCAAAGCTGAAGTACCTGCTGGCACGCAAATCTATTTTGCGTATAGCCAACAGCAGCTCACCGACCTGCTCACCAACGTCTCGCAAGTGTCCAGCTCGGACTTCGCTGCGGTCAAGGCGCTTGTTGACGGAGAGGTTAGCTACTTCATGGGCTACGAGTTCATCAAGACGGAACTGCTTGCGCTTGCATCTGCCACCGACTACCGCACCTGCTTTGCTTACGCGAAGACTGGTTTGCTGCGCTCGATGGGTCAGGCTCCTTCTGGTTCTATCGATAAACGCCCTGATAAAAACAATGCTTATCAGGTTTACTTCAACGGTTCCTTCGGCGCTGCGCGTATGCAGGAAAAGTTTGTGGTTCAAGTCCTCTGCGACGAGTCCCCTTAATCCTCAACTAGGAATATATCAACATGGCTACATTTAATTCAACTCGTTATACGGCTTCGGTCGGTTCTGCTGGCTCTTCGCCTGCATCTACCTACCCGCTTGCCAAGTATGTGGATTCCCCTGTCTATACGGCAGAAATCCCTTACACCCTCGTTGGCACTGAGGCCGCTGATGACATCATCAACATCATTAAGCTTCGTGCTGGTGATGTAGTGATTCCATCAATGTGCCGCATCGTCAATGAAGACATTGGCACGGCACTTACGCTGGACATTGGTTTTGCTAGCAATGATGACGCTCTTCTCGACGGTGGTGCTTTAGGCACTAACGCTGGGGATTTCATCTTCACTGCGGCGACCTCTGGCACTGTCGTGGCTCAGCAATACGTTCCCGTAGTGCTGGCTGTCGGCGACGAAGTAATCAAGGCAACCGTTAAAACCGCTACCAGTCTTACGGCTGGTGCGAAGGTTCTCTTCATTATCGCTTACAAGTCCCGCTAATAAATTGGGGGTGTCTAGGGGTAGACATCTCCGAGCTGGGTAGCGTATCATAGGGAAGCCGTAGGTTCGTGTTTGCACGGCCTACGGCTTTTCTCTTCAATTTCTTTATGGCATCAAAACTCGACATCGCAAATTTCGCTTTAGCTGAAGTAGCACAGAT